AAAACGGATTGGTATTCGGGGGTATCGATTAAATTTTTAGCTTTACGACCAAACCTTATTGCTAGTTCGGTGGTGTGTGTTGTTTGAATAATTTTTAGATCAGGCTTTCGTCCTACCATCCAAGAGGGAAGTAGATAGGACGCAAACTCTGACTTTGTATGTCTGGGAGGCATGTTGATGATAAGTCTTTTTATTTTTCCGAGAGCTAACCTATTAAACTTATCAGCAATCTCTTTGTGATGTTTGCCTTCGATGAACTCTGGCCAGACATGTTTTACAAAGCTTAAGAAATCTTTTTGTACAGAATTTTGTTTTTTCTTCTCGTCGAATTTTATAGCGTATTTTAAAAATTCTTTCTTCGCATCGGGTGGAAGTTTGTTAATTAGATCTTGGTTCATTTTCGTTTACCTTCGCGGCATTCGCCGTTGTGCACATACAGTAGGTTTATTATAGATTTAAATTTCTTATTTCGCAACCCTCTAGAAATAGCATAACCTTTCTTATTTCCAGATAATCTAAAGTTTTCAGTCTTTACTTCCCAACATTTAATCTTACCGGTATCTGGATTGAAGGTTATTAGATCTACTGCACCGTTTGTCTGGCAGGAATCAAAAACATCTAAACCTTTTGCCATCAAATAGCAGATGGCGATCTTCTCACTATAGCATCCTTTTCGGTTCTTTTTCATAACCCCTTTTGAAAAAAATTTTGCAAAATTTTTTACAGCCTGCAATATATATGAAAACGAAATTAACCCATATCTATTTGTAAATCAAACACTATATACTAATATATATAACATCCTTTTGCTTTTAGGGTTGTTATCTTTTCTTTTTTATTTCTATAATATATTTGCTTTGGTACCTCTATCAATTAATCAGGGGCTACGCACTCTGAATATATCTAAATAAATAGTATGCCTACGGCATACTTTTAATGTGTCGAAAATCGACACAACCCACGAGTGAATCGTGGGTCGTGGCTTGTGTTTAATTTGAAATTTTTTCTATTTGTATTTCCTTATTTTTTAAAGTGGCTTTTTTATATAATTTATCATCAATATATAAATGATAGGTACGTGTGCCGTCCTCGTTTTTTCGGTGGGTCGTCCTAACTTTTGCGAATTCGTGCGAATTACTCGCACTCGTGCCGATTAATATTTCTGTTAGTCCGTCCCTTTTTACTCCGTAAGACTTGCCACTCTTATAAATACAAGCCGTGATTTTATTCCATATAGGATAACTAAACGCCATTTTTCCCCCTTTCAAATAATTTACAAACACTAATTTCTAAATCATCATTGTCTAAAGTTTCTTGAATATCTTTCCAAGAATCAAAAGACAAATCGCAATCTTTTTCTTTTTTTGTGTCGGTGTATCTTCCGTTTTTCTGCTCATAAAAAATATAACCATCACTAAATTGGATTTGTTTATATAATTTAATCATTTTTTTATTTTCCTTTCTATTTGTTATCGACAATAATAGTTTCAAAACGAAATTTTTTCAAGTCCCAATAATCCTTAATTTGCTTTCTTGCTTGGTCATTGATTAAATCCATTTTGCAAAATTCCAAACTTTCTTTTTCGGAATGCCCTTGTGCCGACATGCGCACAATGTCGGCATTGTCGATTGCATAAGTTTTAAAAATTGCGATTTTCTCGGTTCTTTTTCTGCTTTTCATATTTTATCACTTTCTATTTTTCTTAAAATTTGAAAAAAATGTTTTTCATCATTTCCACTAATATTCTCTAAATGGTCATAAGATGTCTCATCTTTTTCAAATACTTTAATATGATATCTATCGCCCTCATAATTTTCAGTAACCTCAATTCTAAATATTCTTCCCTGTTTACTATGTAGGTCTATATCAAATGATAAATGTTTCATTTTTTCTTTCTCCTTTTTTATTTGTAATTCAAAACGAATCACTTATAAGAATATATGGGAGTTAAATTTAAAAATCAAATGAATAATAAAACCAATAAAACCAGGATATCCAGGTCGAGCTGCACCGGGACCAATTCCGAGCTGGAATTTGAGCTGCTAAAAATCCTGGTCGACCTGGTCGACCTGGCGCAATTCCTGGAATTCTTTAAAAGGTCCCAAGATTTATTTAAAAGCTTTAAACCAAACCACGACCCACAAACCGAAAATAACTTTTTATTTTTTAATTTTATAAATAATGTACAGGCGACAAGCGATAGAGTACAAGCGAAGAACTCACAAGCGAAACGTGGAACGTTTAATTAATTTTTTTTATAGTTAATCAACAAGCGATTGATCTCGTCCCAATCATTATCAACCAAACAAGGTGTCTCTCGATGGTCTTCCAAAAGTCCATGAATACTTTTGCTCTCATAAAGTTTTACGGAACGAGGAACGTCTGTTCCGAGCAAGATGAAATTCCGATTTGGTCGTGTCAATGCGAATAACTTTTGGTGTGGAGAAAATGTGATTTTATGGGAATGAGCAACCTTTAACTCAACCATGAAAAATCCACAATTATCGTGGTATCCCAATAAATCTGGTGTTCCAAAAGATGACCAACTTTCTAGTCTTGTCCACCTAATTTGAGGTGTTTTTTTGGATAGTAATTTCCAAAGTTTAGTCTCTGGTTTCATCGTACAAAGACTTATTTTAAAAGTCTAAAAATTGCAAGGTAAGATAGGTCGTAGAGGTGTTGAAATCTTAATGTGCGTTGAGATATGGAGGAGTTTTTTTGAGAAAACCCTCCCAAAATTGATATTTGGGAGGGAAAGGGAGTTTTTTAACTTTCTTGATTTTCTGTCTTTTCAAGAATTAGTCTCTGCATTTCTGCAAGTTCTCCAAAAGTAGTATCCAAAGAAATATCTATATCTTCTCCAAATACTTTTTTGAAAGATTGTTTAAAGTGTTCTTCAGTATTAAAGTCTTTTAGTTTCATATGTCCTTCCTATCCATATAGTTCTTTTTGTATTTTATATTCTTCTTCAGACAATTCCACCAATGTAATAAAAGTATTTAATATTTCTTTACTTTCTTTAGTGCCATTGTCTCCTATAACAAAATTAACAGAGGTAATAATCCTATCATAAATACCTTGTTTTCTTATGTCGTGTAGTTTCATTAATCCTCCTCTCCATTTCTAAATACTTTATCGTATTTATTAACGCATTTTAATTGATAAAGAGCATCTTTAATAAAACCTTCTTCATCAAAATTAAAAAAAGTTTCATTTTCTTTTACTCCAAGACTTTCTGCCTCCTCCCCATCATGATCGTCTTCACTAGAAAAACCACAAATCATGACAGAGTTTTTTTTATAATAATCCAACTCTTCTTTAAGTTTTTTTATCTCTTCATCTTTTGTCATATCGTTTCCCTTTTCATTATGTCTTCGTCTTTCATATAACCTATTCTCATAAACTTTTGAGGTTGTATCCATTTAAACCAATCAATCATTGATGGAATAAAACCCAAGTCTTCTTTGATATGTCGTTCTGCAATTAATCTTACAGGAACTTTTTTACCATCAGAATTGGTTATGGTTGTGCCAAACTTTTCTTCACAAGCAAAGCAACCCTCTGCGTGGTGTCTCAATGCTCTATGTCTAAAGTCTGGCATTATTTTTTTACTTTCATCAAACCAATCGTGGATTGCTTGATAGTCTTCTGGTTTTCCTCCATAATGTTTAACAGAAGACAAAGAGTGATGATAACAATTTGCCATTAAAAATCCTCCCCATGTTCATACTCAATCATTGTAAAATATTGGTGTTCAATTTTATTATTTTTTGAGTTCCAAGTTATATGTCCACTCTGACCCTCGTTAATTTCCCAACCTCCGTGATTGTCTCCAAGCAAATCATAACAAAAGTCTTCAATATAATCATGCAGAGATTTATGGTCAGTTGTTTCTTCTCTTTCAAAAGTAGTATTGTTCCACCTTGTCCAAGTGCCAACATCAATACTTGCATTCAACTTTTTAGGTTCGTAGGTTATGTGGTTTATTTCTCCACTATCTCCACTCCCACTATACTCAACAGAAAAAGATTTAACTTTTAACTCTTTAAGTTTCTTTTTAAATCTTTCTGCTTTTTTAGGAAAGTTGTCTGCTTTCTCCTTTCTTTCTCTCATATACTTTGTATGAAAGTCTTCTTTTATTTCTTCTATTTTACTCATTTTTCATTCTCCTTTTTATTATTTATGCAACTTGCATATCTTCAGTTAATACTAGAACATCTTCATTAAGTTCAACAATATGAAACGAATAGTTTCTATTGTCTTCATTTAATAAATTTAATGCCACTAGTTTTTTATTTGCTAATGCCAAATTATCACTTGCTTGTTCAACATGATAATCTGGTTTCATTTTTGAACCCTCAATATGAAATTTTCTAATTATTAAATATTTCATTTTATTCCTACCTCCTTTCTTTTTCTTGCCCAACTACCAAAGTAATATTTTCCATTATCTTTAAAAATACTTTCTTTGATACAAGAATATTTATTAACCATATATTTACTACAACTCCAACATAGAGATAATTTTACTAATTTTCTATGAGGGTCGAATTGTCTTTTAATATAATTAAGTAAATGTTTTTTGTTTTTAAGTGCCTCTTTCCAAACGAATTTAAGATCAATAATCTCTTGTTGTTCGTTGTACTTGTCCCATTCAAAAGTTGCTATTACATTTAAACTTATATTTTTTTCAAACTCTCTCATTACTCATTCTCCTTTCTTGCTTTATTGATTGCGTCTAAAAATTCAGGCAAGGTTTTAAATTTTCTTTTGCCACCTTTTCCAAATCCTACATCTTGATCGACCTCAATAGATTTTAATTTAACTCTATTATAATGTCTTGCGTCTTCATAACTATCTTCAAACTCAAATGTGTATAAATACTCAATGTCTCCACCAAATTGATTGTCAATTCTATAATCTGTATCTTGATCTAGTAATTTTTTAGTAAATTTAGCAAGATTGAAATACCCATTAACATTATCATAATCAGACACCATTAAATCATTAACAAGGTCTTGTCCTGTTCCTGTTAAGTATCCGTCACAATGACGATAAAGTAAAATTTCAGTTCTACCATTTTTAATTATTATATTTGATCTTGTACTCATTTTTTATTCTCCTCCCATTTTTTATTTAATTTAATAAATGCTTTGCAAGTTTCTAATAAACCTTTCATATGTTTTTTTTTAGGTTTATATCCCTCGTCCCATCTATCATATATGGAATTAGCATAATGATGAAAATCGTCTGCTAAAATTCCAAATCCTTCATAACCTTTTTCTTTTTGTTTCATATTTTCCTTTCTAAAAACAAGATATACAATACTCCTCATTTTGTCTAGATATCTCGTCTGGTTTCATTATACTTTTACAAGCCCTACAATACCCTTTTGGTGCGATTTCTTTAACATCTAGTTTCACACCTTTTGGGTCTATGTTCCATATCTTCTCGTAAATGTGATAATGAATTATTTTTTCAAGTTCCATTTCAGTTTCTTTTTTATCTGCATGGGTACACTCAAAATTTATTTTTATTTTTAGTCTCTTCATAAAGTTGGAATTATATCAGTTGTATTAGTTGAGATTGAACCTCCATCATTTCCCTCATCATCTTGTTGAGGTGTCAACCATATGCCATTACTTAAAAGAATTTGAATTGGTCTACTAGCCCAATCCATATCGTCTGCGTCTTCTTCAGACATATATTCTACTTTAACAATTTTTTGTCCAAGTAAAAATTTCTCAACTCTTTTAGTCCAATGTTCAGTAAGTTCTTTATTAGACATTTTATCTAAAGCTTTTGTTTCTTGTTTCATGTTTTTTCCTTTCTATATTTTATTTACTACTTTTTTTGTTATGAATTGTATCTCTTCAATAGTGTAATTTGTTTTAGAACATCTTAAATTTTTATCTAAAAATATGCCAAACATTTTACAAACATCAATCCAAGTTTTCTTATTTTTGAAATCGTCCAAAAATAATATTTTTATATCATCTCTCTCAATCATATTTTTATTCTCCTTTTTGATTTGTTTTCTTATACACTCTTGAAATTTAAAAACAAGGGATTATATGGGAATAAATAAGAAAGGAAAATATGGCAAAAATCAACAAAAAATACATTGAAGAGTTAGTTATTCAAGAAATTCGTTGTTTTAGAGATAATAGAGAAATACCAACTATTAGTGATTATTGGTTATGCAATCAAATTGGTTATATTGGTGCTTTATTATTTTTATTAAATAGACATGGTTTAATATGTTTATTTGACGAGGTTCATAATAAAATAAGAGATAGATAAGAAAGGAAAATATGGCAAAATCACAAGAAAAACTAGAAGAAGAGAGAGAATTAGAAGACCTTAAAAATAAAGAAGAGTTAATAGATGAAATAATTGCTATCTGTAAGGCAAATAAAGATAATGATTATTGTTGTACTTATCAATTAAAAGATATGATTGATAATTCTTTTAAAATTTGGGGTTATTAAAAAATTAGGTCCACAACTAAAAATTGTATAAAAATAAAAATAAAAAATTTAATAATGCACAGGCGAACAGGCGAGTACAAGCGACCCCAGGTGACCCACAGCGACCCACAGCTTATAATCAGCTCTTTAGCAGCTTAAACCCAGCTCAATGACAGCTCAATACACAAGCGATTACAGGCGATTATTGACTTGTACGGAAAGTTACACTATAAAACAACTTATGGGAGTACCACGCCAATTAACTGAAAGACAGATGAAGTTCGCAGAACTTTTGGTCTATAACGAAGGTAGGAAAAGTCCAGCTGAATGTGCGCTGGAAGCAGGCTACAAATCGAGACCAAGGCAGGCTGCAAGCGAGCTGCGAAATCCTAGAATATCTCCGTTAGTGGTGAAATACATTGGTGAATTAAGAGCAGAGGTTCAGGAAAAATATGGAATTAGTTTTGAAAAACATTTAGCAGAACTAGCAAAGCTGCGAGATGATTCAGCTAAAAAAGGAGCGTGGTCTGCTGCAATCAATGCTGAAGTAGCTAGAGGAAAAGCAGGTGGATTATATATAGATCAAAAACTTGTTGTAACCGGTAACCTGGATAAGATGAGTGAAGAAGAGTTACAGGCGAAGATGCAACAGATTTTAGATGACCACAAAAATTTAATTAATATTACCCCAGAAAAAGAACAATTAAAATCAATAGAAGAGTTAAACCCTGATAATGATTCAGTTCAGAAATAACTCTGCTATATATTCTTCTTGGAAATTTTTTTATTAAGTTCAACCAACTTGTTTTTACTTGGTACATTTCCATAATTTACTCCTTGTGAGTTAGGTCCCTCCCTTGGTGGAAGTTGATCCCATTTTACATTGGGCATATTCTTTGTCAATGTAGGATTAAACTTTTTATTTTTCATTTATCTTTTCCATTTTAACTACACATCCCCTAGGAAATACATTTCTATCAGAAAACAATTCATCATTAACTTCATAACTTGCAAACGTTCTAACATTTTTATTATCTTTGTTTAATAAATATGCATGAGTAACCATAATAGATGGCATAAACCCTT